GAAAAACCCGGACTACTCGCTACTACGACTGATACATTACTTGGTGATCCCCAATTAGACAAGGCTGTTGATAATCTGCATCAAGATGAAAAATACAGGAGTCTTTTTAAAAAGCTACAAGAGCAGATCAAAGAATTTTTTAATGCTAAGGGGTATAGCGCGGAAAAATTTGATATTCATGTTACCAAATCATGGATTGCTTATTCAATTAAAGGTCAATGCGTCCCTTCCCATAAACACACAGCAAGTCATTATAGTTGTTGTTATTATGTTAGAAATAATGAAATGGGAAATTTAAAAATAGAACAAGACTATGCTGATATAACAGGATTTTTCATTCCTTCAACGGATGAGTATTTTTCTAGCTGGAATCAATTTAATTTTGCAAGTTATGTTCTGCCAGTAAAGACAGGGGACTTTGTTATTTTTCCAAGCGGAATGGTACACTCGACTGAAATTAATACAAAGAATGAAGCGAGAATATGTATTTCGTCAGATATCTTATTTACTATGAAAAAAGGAGTCAGTGCGGAACATTGTATTCCTCATCCTCACGGATGGCTGACAGTTTCATAACCAGCTATAATGATAATACCTACACAAAATTATATAAAATGCTATGAAAACATACTAGATCCTGAAGTATGCAAGAAGATAGTCGAGGAAGATAGTCATAATTTTGAAGATGCCTTGACACTTGACGGAATAAAAAGTTCTCAGCGAAGATGCTATAGAAAGATTATTGATAAAAAATTTGACCCCCTTATTTTTGAGGGTGCTGGCAAAATTTTACAACTCTATTTAAAAGAGTTTAAAAATTTATCCTTTGGATTATCTTGCGAAGACACGGGATACGACCATCTACTATACAAGGGAAAAGAAAAAGGAGAATATAAAGAACACGTGGATCATTTTGATCTGCATCCCCGTATATTATCATGCTCGATTATTTTAAATGATGAATATGATGGAGGGGATTTTTCTTTTTTTGAGGGAGGGTATGTTGTTACAAAAAAAACGGGAAGCGCTGTAGTGTTTCCCAGTAATTTCTGCTTTCCCCATTCAGTGACTCCTGTCACTAACGGAGATCGTCATGCCATTGTGACTTGGTTTCATTAATGAAAGAAAAGTATAAATATGTTAAAGACTTTATTTCTTTAGATATATGTGATTTTTTAACAACTTTTTCGTATAAGATAAAAAGCTTATTGCCAGGAGATGGTCAGATACCTCAATCTCACGCAGAACATTCAAAAGATAATGTACTTTATGCCCATTTACTAGATTTTTGTTTAGATAAAATGAAAAAAGAAACCCAGTTGAAATTAAAACCTATATATTGTTTTAATAGGATTTATTTACCAGGGGCAGATTTAAAAAAACATACGGACAGGGAAGCTTGTGAAATAAGCGCCTCAATAACTTTAAATTATTCCTACGCTGACCCCTCATATAAGTGGCCTCTTTGTATGGGTGAAAAACCCATCGTTATAGAAAAAGGAGATGCAGTTATATATAAAGGATGTGAAATAGAACATTGGCGACCAGTGTTTAATGAGGAAAGTTCTAGTTGGCACCATCAAGCGTTTATACACTATATTGATTTAAACGGTCCCAACAAAAATATTAAAAAAGAAATTTAGGAATAATGAGGATCGTAATCGATCCAAGTTTTTGACCAATCCCAAGCCAACGCTGCTTCACTTTCAGTGAAAGTCGCTTCAGTGCCTCCCCCTGATATCCATGCATTTAGTGCATTTTCATAAGCAGTAGAATAATCAGCAGTAGCGGTTTCAATTTGTCCTTTTCTTGTCTCACCCCATGTAAGAAGATCGGCTATGGTTGTTGATCCCACAGCATCAGAAGTGGAGTTTAAGTCAACATTTCCCGTCATCTTGAGTGTGGAGACATCTTTATATTGAACTTCATTCTGACCAGGTAGCTCGTTCCAAATGATGTAATGAGTTGTCTCAGGAAGTACGACCATTGCAGTGCCTTTATCCGCCCACGTTATATGAAAACCATCTACTTCTATGGACTCATTATTTGATATTACAATTTGTGTCGCCATAATTTATCCTAGTGCTTTATGATGTAGTTAACCACCACGTATGGTGAGAATGAATTAGTTCCTGCAGCTGTTACTGATCCTGACAAAGAAGTCGTTATATTTCCCGTCAAGGTTCCAGATAAGGTGTGAGAATGGTTATGTCCAGTACCAGATCCGGCAGAATATGAAGTTCCCGATGGTGTAATGTTCTTGTTGCCACCCCCTGTCCAGCCCCATGTTACAGTAGGGGAATAAGGACCATTCAGTGGAAGTCCGTGTCCGTGTGAAGCTAATTGAGCCGTAGTAAGGGAAGTATTATCAATAGATCCCGTCACTGATACGGCTAAAGTGTCCGTACTTGACGCCGCCTGGTTGTTCGTCACGGCCACCGTCACGGTGTTCGCGCCTCCCGTTGCGGCCAAATTGTAAGTAGATCCGTCATAACCTTGAGGCGTCTTGCCTTGAAGATTAGGGACATTGAAAGTTGTAGAAGTGTCACCAGCTCCATAAGTGGTGCCTATGACAGTGAATAACTCAGCGTAAGTAGTCCTGGAAATAGCCGTTCCGTCGCATAGTACATAACCGACAGGGGCTGTTGTTTTGCCCCAAGGCTTGATTGCGCCTACTTCACTTCTGTTTGTAAAATCCTGTAAATTAGTCATTATATTTCAGCCTCCAACCATTTCCTGAATCGTAGTATACCAGAGCAACGCCTGCACTGTTAGTGGAAATTGTCATATCAGCCGCGTCTCCTTGAACTTTTTCAGCTCCTCCGTCAATAGTAATGTTATTAGTTCCCGCAGTACCGTCCCCATCAATGACTTTTACTTGCATTCCAATTGTAGGGGAGGCAGGTAAAGTTATAGTAATTGCTCCGCTTGAGCAATCACAAATAATATTATCGCCGTCTGAAGCTGTGTAAGGGGAGTCCCCAACTGCTTTTTCCACCCATGTTTCGCCCAATCCAGCTAAAGAAAAAATATCATACCAATTGGTGCCATCGGTAGCAACCATGCGAAATTTTCCATTTGTAATGGTTACCGTATTGCCTGTTGCTCCTAAACGAGCAGAAATATCTGCACCGCCAGAAATGTTGTTGTAAAGTCCGTAAGTTTTTTCTGTTGCTGGGAATTGAACAGTATGAGTCGTGGAAACGGTGCCACTGAATAGTAATGTATTATTTCTAGCTTGGTTGTTGGCTTGAGTGTCGGGTCCGTCGGCATTCGTCAAAGTGGTGGACGTTCCTGTGGTAATCGCCGGAACGGCGTAAACGCCTGCGATGGCGAATTCAAAAACCTGAGAAAAGTTGTTATTGGTAATGGTTCCCCATGTACCTGAATTTGTTCCTGTGGTTTGTAGTTCTGTTCTAAGACCTGTCGAATACGTTACCATTTAATCTCCTAATACCTTTTTTTAATGATTTTATGCAGCCTTGTCAACTTCTACCCAAACGGCTGTTTGCGAGTCATCCACTTCCGACCAGAAGGTTCCTCGTAAGTCTCCTGTACTACTTGTAGCAGAAACTCCTGATGCTGTAAAGACAACATCTATCTTAACTTGCGCAACTCCTGTTGCTGAAGTTAGTAAATTTCCCGTAGCCGCGTAACTAGATTCTTGCCCTGCATCACCAATAGCACTTGTCATAGCTTGGCCGGTGACGGTTATATCAAAATCCGCCGATGCTATTGGAACACCAATATTTGATTGCATTCCCAGGTCAGTCCCAGTGGCCTCCACATCAACATCAATGTTAATGGTTTCTTCCCCTAGAGAGGAAGTCAATCCCGCCGCTGTCAGCGTAACATTACAGTCCGCTGTAATGGTGGATGATCCCAAGGATCCCGTTAATACTGTTCCCGTTGGATAAACACCTGGACTGATGGCTATTAGCACCTCACCAGTACTTGCATCAAGTTCCGGCTCTGAAGCTGCGACAACGGTTATTTCCGCGCCAGCAGTGATTGAGAAGGTCCCAATGCCTGTGTCGGCTTGAACGCCTGTTACAAAAATAGAAGTAAGAACATCGCCTACGCTAGAAGTCAGTCCCGCCGCTGTAATGGTTGGAGCCACATCCCCTTGGAATGTCATATCTCCAGTGCTTGTTGTCGCACTAGCTCCCGTTAACGCATATTCACTTTCTAAAGTTCCCCAAAGATTATCCCCCCATCCAATCTCAATTCCAGTTCCTTGGTTATAGCCTCGACCCCATCCTGATTGGTAGGCAGTATGTACGCTTTCATCCCCCAAGGATAAAGTAAGACCATTAGCCGTAGGACTAACATCCGCATTAGCGGCAGTCGTTACATCATTGGTATTGGAAGTGAGTGTTTCTGCTTGTACGACAGTAACATTAGCAATGCCTTCTGCGGTGGCATCACCAGCAGTAGACGTACCATAGACGCCGGAAAGCGTAATGTTGCAATCACCCGTAATAGCGGGCGCTGCAGCGCTTGACGTAAGGCCGTCACCTGTCGCGGCAACGGGTGCGTATTCTCCCCACGCGCCACTGCCCCAAGTCTCTCGGCCCCATCCTTGTAGAGAGGCCATGATTTATTCTCCTTATGCGATCCTTAAAATTGCAGCAGTCGCTTCAGCCGCAGGAAACGTAATTGTAAATGTTCCTGAAGTCGAAGTTTTAACTCCACCAAAATCTAAAACACAGCAAGCAGCATTGGTCGTTAAACCAGTTACCGTGGAACTGTTATAAATCACAGCAGCCTGTGCAGAAATAGTCGCACTGGTAAATGAAAGATCGGGTGAAAAATCACAAACAGCAGTATCAGTTGATAATACTGGAGTCACCGATGTCAATGCTCCACCACCGGCTGAATAAGTGCCTGATGCACCTACCTCGTCGGGTGTGTCGTAGATAGTAGTTGATTTACTTAAAGTCGCTTCATCATCATAAAGCGCTAATTTAAAAGTGTTCCCTGTCGATGCAGTAAAATTATGCAATGCTTTCAGGATCTCCACTTTAAAACTGTTACAAACAGCTTGAGTAATAGCCATAATAACCTCCTATGGGTTCCTTGATTCGAGAGGGACACGAATGACACCGTCTCTATATTCGTCTCTACGATCACGCCCCATCTCATATGTGGCAAGATCCTTTAAAGACTGATTATATTTTTGATCATACAGTTGTATCATATCTGTCGGACCTTTCAAGTATGCAAGTCCTTCTAGTATACAACCATATAAAAGCACGTTAGGAGCATTTTGACTGATCCACGTGGATGTGTTGGAAGCCGATAATGTATCAGGCATCCTTAGATATGCAAGTTCAACATCTGTGTTGGCACTTGGTGTTGGCGCAATATAATGCGTGTCTTGATCCCAATCAGCATAATACTTAGGAGTACCTGTTGCTGTTCTATCAGGCCAATACTCTGTCATAAATGAAATATCCTTCTGTAGCAAGGTTGTTCTTACATCCGAGACAACAATTTGAAGAAATCGAGTCGCCCTCCAGTCTCCTGGAAGGGAAAGAAAAGCATTTCCAGAAGTTAAATTAGCCGTGTCATATTTACGGTAATAACTGAGATCCACTTCTTTAAAAAGTCTATTTTCGACATTCACAATGAATGTATTAACGACAGCATCAGAAAGCACATCACTGGATGTTTCCGTGTAATTTCTTACGTTTGTTAATAAATCAGAATAATCGGTCATGTTGTGCTCACTGTAACCTTTCCTACAAAACTATGCAATAAAGTTGGTTTATTAGGTTGTTGAACGCCTAACGGTTGCATGCTTCTGACAAACCCTGGATAAGACACCCCGTTGGCGTAGTAGAGAGTGACAGCTTCTTCCAGTGTTTCAAAACTATTAGTGTTCGTGCCAATTCGTCCCACATAGACTGTGGAATTGGCAACTTGAGGCATTGCGTGTTGCAACGCTTCAAAATCAGTAGGATGATTTTTAGGATTGATCTGAGGGGCTTTCGGTTCATATTCACTGTAATGAACCCACACTCCATTCCATTCCTGTACCATTTCAGTGTAAGGATATGCCATCCCATCACGATCGGAGATCCTTTGAGCAAACTTACCTGTAGCGTATTTTCCCATTAGCTATAAATCCATTGTTGTCGTGGAACCACACTATAAGTAGCTTTTTCCACATCTTCATTGGCCGCGCGCTGAAACTCCTCCTCATAGATAGGTTTAAGTAAAGCGACACGATCCGGTTGATATTTCAATGCCATATAATAAGCCAACCCTGCAACCATGCACGGAATGAATCGAAATGGAATTTGTGCGTTATTCGTATAGTCTCCTGCATCGAACATACGAATTAAAGCATAATAAATGAAAGTATAATCACTTGAAGGTTCAGGATAAAGATAAACTACTGGATTTATCGTTCTTTCAAAATAAAACTGCGTAGGACGCCCTGATGTTGATTTTACCGTATAATCCCAATAAGTGCTTCTGCCAATTCTCGTCATCGCAAAGTCATTATTACTGCTGTCGCGCATCACGCAGTTGGTGATGTCAATGATGGTCTGAGTG